GGGGTGGATTGTTTAATTACGCCACCACGTACCCCCCGGTTAGCCCCCGGGGGAAGAGCGCGAGACACACTATCACAGAAGATGCCCTAACCCATAAGCCGATTGCGACGGCCGGCGACATACGCACTACCCATCATGCCCAAGACAGACGTTGCACGCCCGATCGTATACGCCCACTCGGGGCCATTGCGATCGAGTGTGTTGATAACGTCGTCAAGGGTGTTAGACGAGCGTGCGCGATCATCGAACCCGGAAGTGAGACCCTGCGCACCGCGCGGGATCCATTCATAGGTGACGATAAACCGCACGCGCACCCCGATACCATTGCCATTCACATCGAGTGGCAAGTTACCGAATGTGGCGAGCAGCGCGCCGGCTTCGTTCACACGGCCGTAAGACGGTGCAACAAGCGGATCGTGCCACTGAGCGTCAGCAAGCGTGGGACGCCACTTGACCTCAGCAACAGTCTCCGGCATACGCGTGCGCAGATGGCACAGCGGCCGGAGGCTGGCTGGGGTGACTGGCGTGTTACCAAACGCAGCTGCCGCCTCTGCCAACACAGCGCCAGTGGACTGGCCCAAAGTGACAAAACCTTGCCGGTTAAGTTCCGAGCCAGGCCAACTGACCTGCATACATGCAGACACACAGCGCACCGAGTTGGCGACACCACGTAGGTAGGTGTAACCAGGCGCGCTGGCTGCGCTCAAATCAGCGAGCGCAGACGCAGTGATGTCACTCACGACGCCGCTACCGACGACGGCGAACGGCAGGACACCGGGAACAAACCCGATGATGCCTGCCGTCGTGCCGACGCCAGCAACGAACGTAGCTTCCGACTCAAACCGACTGAGATAACCGCCGTCAGCACCAGGGTACACCGGGTGCGACAAGCGGCCATAACATGGGTCGTTGAGCATTTTAAGCCACGCCATCGCCGGAGGATCGAGCTGCCGCACGGAGCGAGGGACAATCGACATGCGCTGGCGTTGGGCTTTTCCACCCTTGCGCGCTTTCGACTGCTTGGCTGCATTCGCAGCTCCCTGACTTACTCCTTTCGCGACAGCGACGACGATACGCTGTTCCGCTGCCTTAGGAGGCATTTCTTAATTTTGTGTGCCGCGACTGAGTTTTGTTGCGAAATGTTGTGGGGACCCTACCCCACCCGGCTCTCTCACGGTACCGGGCCGCATACAGTTTAACGGTACTGTACAACCGGTCGTTTTAAAGGATTACGACGAACCCGGGCGCTTGCCCTTACCCGGAACGGCGGGGTACGCGACTCGCGTGATGGGGTATTTGCCATCGACTTCAGAACCGTCGTCCCGAAGGAAGCCCACCTTCAGCAAATCATCTTGCGTACGAACCTTGCCCAATTCCTTCACCCACGCACGCACCCAAGCGGTATCTTTCCCCGCTTCGTGTGCGATCTCCCTATACACTGCAGCCTCATCTTTGCTATCATACAAAAAGGCGCCTGCTTCCTGCTTAGCCGCCAATTCGTAAGTCGGGCGTTTCTTCAGGCGGGCGCGCTCTCGCTGCATGTCAGCACCTGCCAGCCCATACGCGTTTGTGTATGCGCGTGTGACGGCTTGCACAATGGGGTTCCTGGGGTATGAGATGTTCAAGCCCATAATCTTCTCCAGAAGACCAGCATTGGCCGTGGTGATGACGCACAGCTTTGACAGCAAGCGGTGCATGGACGGTGTGGATGTCCGGGTTGTGCTTGGCGACACAAAGATCTGATTGAGAAACTTTACAGCTTCTGGGGATGCCAAGTCCTCCACCTTGACCGTGAAACCCAGCTCAGCCATAACGGCATCAAAAGCGCTACGAATGCGCTTCGGCACTAAGCCATCATCGCCCGAAAACAAGCCACACGGGTGGGTGTCGTACCCTCCGTCGGTCCGCTGCGCGGCCACTAGTGCCACCACAATCATTATGATTGTGTTGACATTGGTGGTGTCGGAACAGCCAGAGACGTTGGGGTCAGACACGACCGCCACCATCTTCTCAGCATCGTCCACGCGCGAGCGGTACGTTAGCTTGCCCGTACGTGCTGCTAACAGCAACGGTTCGAGCTCCTGCAAATGTGCCGCAAACACGGTGCGCATCACTTCCTCGTAGATGTCTACCCGTGCCGTTGTGCCCTGGCTGGCGTCCATGTCCGCAATATCAATGCTGTCCAGTAACCCGGCCACCGTGCTGTCCGCAATCTTTGCGGCCAACGCGGTGGCGTCAACTCCGCTCCCGCACATTGGCAGTTTCTTGAGGCCGGCATAGAACGCTTTTGTAAAGCGGCCGTACTCCACGTTGAAATCCGTCTCCACAATGTTTATAACACGTGGGTTGGGTTTCGGTGTGGCCTCAGTCTTCTGCATTGTGCTCGGCTTCGCGTCAGGCATCACTGCCACATCTTGCTGTGGCAATTTTGCATTGCGCGCGCGCTGGGCGGGTTTGGTCATCGATTCAAGCACGAATTCACGTGACTTGGGGTCCATGGGTCCAATCAGACCACCGAGATACCTGGCCGCGGCCATCAGTTCGCTTTTCAATGCGGGGCTGATGGTCCGTGGCACTGCCACCTGCAGCTGCTCGACGCGGCCTAAGACCGCGGCGACAGCCGCAGGGGTGTGTGCAGCGACCGAAGCGGGGGGGTTTACCAATCCGGCAATTCCCTCCTCCTTGGTCGGCACACGCGCACCTGCCGTCTCCACACCCGCGCCAGGAACATACCCGACGGGAGTGGTGGTTACGGGTAGCACTCCCGCTCCAGCAACCACAGCGGACATGGTAACAGCCGCAGGGTCGGTGCTTACACCTTCCATGCGATTGGCCATGCTCGACGTGTCATGAATGCTGACGGGTGATCCGTGAACGGCTCCACGGAGTGCCACAGTCTCCACGAATGTACGGTCCAACTCAAAGGCCCGGCCATCAATGGTTGACTCTAAGCGCGCGCTGATCTTCCCATCGGGCGTCACCATCTGGACGACGCTGACCTTACGGTCACCAGCACTGCTCTCCACACGCACCGCGCCTTCCCAATTCCGTGGCCGCGGAGGCACGGATCCGGTCATGAAGCGGTACATAGCACAGAAAGCCCACCACGGTGCCGTGATGGTGTACTGAGGTGTCCAGATGAATATCGCCTGACGAGAGTCAGGCACACGGACCACAGTCTGCTCATAGCACACAACGCGTTGGTTCCAAAACCACCCGCGGGTATGCAGAAACAGCTCATGCAGTCCTGGCTCAGGCAAGGGATGCGTGTACGTTTTACCGCCTGCTATCTGCTCATGTAGCACCGACTGAGCATCAAAATAAGCGGTGGTCCAGCTTTCCTTCCACGCGATTGCGGTCGGCAACTGCGCATTGAAAACAATCAGCTCCCCACAAAATTCGTCCCAATCGTAAGGGCGCAAGTAGTAAGCAGTATCAATGGCAGAAACCGGCACGCCAATAGGGCGTGGGTCGTCACGAACTGGCTGAGACAAATCCTGTGCCGACCGCAGCCATCTGCGGCCGAGCACACTCGTCCCAAACATCTCGTCACGTTTGGCGTAGCTGAGATCATAACGCACAACCGTTGCCCCAGTGTCCCAAGCTGCGCATATCGCGTGCACAAACTTATGGACCTGAAGGCGAATGGCCGCACCCGCAGCATGTGGGTTCGCAGGGTTGGTTGCTACCCTGGGCGGACATTTCACGCCTGACAGCTTGCGCTTCGTGTCGGCCTTGGGGTGCAACGTTCGCACACCTTCAAACCACACGGCAAGCACGCCGTATCGAACACACCGTGCCCCGGTGTAACCTAAAATAAGACACAGTGGCGGGATTACAAGCCACCACCATGAATGCTGTGGTTCGACACACAGCCCGCGCGCACGCGCAAATCGCCATACTTGGCGATGCGCGGCGTCGAGCATCGTATCACGTGACCACGGCCACACGCCCGTTGACTGGCATTCGGGAAGCCAGCCCCATGCGACAGCATATGCATGTGGTGCTCGGGTGAAAGCGACCCACTGCCACAGCGCGATGCTGGTCCATAGACCTAACATGCACTGCGTCAATGGGTAGGCTAACGCCCACCATGCCATGCTGCCCAAAACCTCTGGGGTAAGGTTTTG